ACAGCGTTGGCAGTAGAACTGATCTGAAGATTCAGGTATCAGAGCACCAGGTTTCACCTTGGTTGGGTCGCAGTATGGACAAGTCATTATTCGACTCCTAGGTCTGAGAGCATAGCTTCCAAGAGGAAGGTGTAGTTGCGCAGATCAACTATTTTCTCCCTCCACTGTCTCATGCTGTATGCAAGAGGATCTTTGCACATGTCTGCGATGGAGGTTACGTGTTTAGTAGCCATACCCATGAGAGCCTCAGTTGGAGTTATGTCTTGAGTACTTGCGGCTCTGTAGAATTGACTTAGGCGGTCTTTTCCGTCTGAGTATTCGACTTGTTTTCTTAAGAGCACTCTTTTACTCCTCAGAAAAGCCTTCTCTACTTCAATCATGAATTCTTCGTTAGTCATTTCCTTTCTCCTTTCCCTTCACATGGTTTTTGATAATACGAGCTGCTAGCACTTCCATTCTCATCCCTTTCTGCTCGGCTTCCTTACGCAAGAGATCCCTTACATATTTTGGGATTCTTACTCTGTAGTAAGGATACATAGTAACATTCGTGCGCCTAGGATGTCTCTTTGGTTCCTGCGGAGAAGGCTCATTTAGCCATCTACAGTCACCACAGAAGTGCACTGGCAGCTCACGCTTTATGCGGAGACATTCAGCTGCTGATACTTCTCTATTCATAGCTACACAATGTCTCATTGGTGTATTCGTAGATAATTAAATTATTTAATTAACTGTGCCACCGGCTCCTGGCTCCTGTTTCAGCTTTCTGCACAGTGCTGAGGACGAACTTAGATTACCGGCTCCCATGCCCCAGATAGTGAATGCTATCGGCACAGTTAGTTGTTAGAATGGAATGTCCTCAGGATCCGACTGTTGATCACCAGCTGTTGAAGGCCCAGCAATGTATTTTTTCACTCCATTCTTATCAGGATACTGGCCATCTTTATCCCTCACTACCTTCAAAATCATCCAGCCTTCGAGACCTGGCAAGTCATCTTCCCATGAGAAAGGACGGGAGTAATCAATGCCAAAGGCTTCTGCGAATGACTTGAATTGGTGGAGAGAGGCGACATACTGTTTTTCAGTTAGCTTATCTCTGTCCACGAGGTCCCAGAAGAAGTCAGAGAACATTGGACAGAGAGGTTCATCTGGAACATCGAAGACGATGGAGTACCATTTTGCATTGTTAGTATCGCTTACTCCAGAATTGACAGCTACGATGCGAGCCTTGACCTCTGTATCCTTTGGAAGGATTTGAGGTTCTGGAGCTTCCCTTATTTCTTTTTCTATTTCTGAGTAATCGGTTAGACTCATAGATTTCCTCCTTCTCAAATTTAGGTTAAGGGTTTAAAGTGTTGAGCCTCTTGCCATAGGTAATTACTTTCCACCTCCTTTCTCGTCAGAAGCTGCTTGTGAACTTAGCTTAGGCTTATCTTCCCAGTGCAGCCCTGCCTTCTTCAGCAACTTCTTAATATTAGGTTCTTCAACTGCATCTAGTCTCCCTTCTGCCTTCAGACGAGATCTAGCAATGTATTGACCTAGTGAGTCGATCAGCATTTCCCTGCGAGGCGGATTGCCTTTTCCGATTAGCACGTAGAGTTCGTCGAAGAGGAGAGGGACAGTTACTACTGCCTGACCAGTTACGTAGAGTCGATAGCGGATTTCTTCGTACTTGATTCCAGTTGACTTATCAATGCTTTTGAGGTCTCTGTTTTCACGTAGGTGGGCAGTTATGATGAAGTCGCAAGGGAGATTCATTAGTCGTCTGATTTGGTTCTCTATTTCTACTTTCTGAGGATTATAGTCCCTGCGGTGCTGAGGTACTCCACCTGCATCTCCCTTCATTCCAAGTTGATAGTTCATGGCTGCCTGTCCAAAGGTCGTTAGAGAGTCGATGCAATAAGTTCCAAATTGCTCAAAGTAACCTATGCGAATTCGCAGTTCAGTTGCCTTCTTCCACTCGGCATAGATTCGAGGATTGAAGGGATCCTCGGTTTCCCAGCGAGTGTCAACTATGATGTGTCCTGCATCTATCCATTTCATCAGGCACTTTGTTCCACCTGGGTCGAAGCTATCAATGTGAACTGGGAGACGAGCAGTTCGGAGCAGGAAGGTCTTCCCGCTATTCGTTTCGCCAGTGATGATTGCACTGAAGCGCTTTTGCATCTTGTCATTGTTATAGTAATTGCGGACTCTTTCTAGTTCCTTCTTCTTATCGTAAGCCATTACTTATCTCCTCTCCTTAATCTTCTATCTTCACTCCCATAGTGTCCCTCCAGGCTAGTTCATCCTCAAATGGTTCAACGAGATCCTCGTATTTCTCTTCAAACCAATCCTGTTCAAGACACCAGCGGAGGTAGGAATTAGGGACCTCCGCTAGGAGGCGGCCCTTGAACTTTCCAAAAGGCATTGTTAATTCTCCGTAAGATCCATACATTAATTGTTTTCCTTTCTTTCTCCTATATTATTTCTAAAGTTATCCGTTCTCCTTTTTGTAAAGAGGCAATTTTTATTCCTGTAATTCGACAAGACCAGCAACTATCTACTCCTGGATGGCTCAAATTCATTACCTCAAATTTATCAGTTGAAGCTGTTCTCATTACAATACAGCCTTTGTAGCAGCCATTTATGACCCTGCCAATTTCGCAAGGTTCCATCTCTCCTAAACTTCTCCCTTCAGAGATTTCACTTTGAGATTTAATTAGTTTGAACATTTTATTCCTCCTTTCTTAGTGGCCACAGCCAGGATTCGAACCTGGACGGAGAGCAGTTTCCGCACCTACAACACTCTCCAGACCTCCAATAGAATCGCAGTTGGAAGGCATCCCAGTACGGTCGGCCCTGTGTCTACCAAGGGCAGGTGGCGTCCGAGTTTAAACTGCTAAACTCGGCCCTATGTACACTCAGGTTTGCGCTGTCGCCTGCCACATTCCACCACTGCGGCCATAACTATCAATTTCTATCTTCTCTTTCCAGGTATCTTTTCCTAAGAACCTTCCCAACTGCATCAGGAATACTCTTAATGACTGTGTCTTTCCAAGCTATCTGTTCATTTCCTGAGATGTCAATTAGTTGATCAACTATGTCTTTCACAGGAATACCATTCCTCAATGCCAAAGACACCATCCGACCAGTTACCTCTGCCTTAGCCATTATAGAAGCACCTGACTTTCCAATGGTACAGAAGACCTCGAATGGCTTTCCGTCGAGCTCGGAGATGGTGATGTAGAGGCTGCCGAGGCCAGTAGGGATTCTGACAGTGGTAGATGTTAGAGTTTCTGGTCTATCTTGTTTCAACCTTACCTCCACTCTAGTTTTAGTTTATTCCTGGAGTCCTTCTCTCTAGGATCCCAAAATTCTTGTGTAAAGCCGAGAGGAGGTTCCTGGCACTGACGAAGTGGATTAGGCCACAGCATACAGAATTCATGGAACTCGCAGCCTCGATACTTGTTGCAGCCCTGAGGGTTGATGGGGAAAGCAGTCATTACTGTGTCGCTTTCCTTGCAGTCGCTGAGTCTATCCATATCTCGTTCGAGATCACAGACGGTGTTTACCACAGTCCACAGCCAGACATTCATCTGGTCGGGAGTTTTAAATGCAGGTACTCGGCGGAGGGTGGAGTAGAAGCCAGGTGGTCGTGCAGATGAGCCCCTTGACAGATACTCGAAGCCGACTCCGCAAAACTCCACTCCGAGCACTTCGTCTACAGGAAAGAGACAATACATGCAGTGAGTGTAGGTGCCGTTTTGAATGCTGAGGTAAAACTGCTTCTCCCACATGTTTGAAGTGATGTATTTGCCAGTGGTTTTGTGATCCCAAGAGAATACCTTCCCTGTTTCTTTATTGCGGAGGAGAGAGTCCATTCTGAAGTAAAGGACTCTTTGTTCATCAATAGGAACAGTTCCTGAGATTTCAGTCAGAGGTTCTCCTGTCTCCTGGTTATGGAGAAGTTCGTTTCTCTCCAAGTCATCCCAGTAGGTTACTGCGAAGTTAGCGAGGGCTTGCTTTACTGCCTCTGGAACTTTCGGTCTGTGGATGGAGTCGGTAGATTCAGGAAATTGCTCTCGATAAGGCACTATGAATGCATTAAAGGCTCCCTCAAGATCATCGTAGCCGTGGATGAGCTGCCATTCCCTTGCCTTATGCCAGCACTCGCCGAAGTAAGTATCATGGGAAGGGATGTCGAGACGCCAGCCTAGGATGTGAGAGTAGAAGTAGCGACGAGGGCAGCGGAGATAGTCGTCGAGCTTTGAACTGTCCAGGATGCTCCAGCTCTGGTGTTCTTCGATCATAATCCCTCCTTGTCAATAAGCAGGCGATCTAGCAACTCTTGGTTCATGGCTAGGAACTTGAGGAGAATGTCATTGCAGGTTTTTCTTCCTACTCCAAGAACATCTCCTGACCCGTCACCTCGTTGGATTGCTAAGAGAACGAGGGCCTCTTTTCTCCACTTCTTTAGTTTTCTTTCACTTATCATCTTTCTTTTCTCCTTTCTTATATCTCAGCCTCAGCCACTTTCCATCTCCCTTATTAACATACAACTTATCTCCTACCATTAAGTAATCATAGTCAGGCCCCATCTTCATCATAGCTCTTTTAATTTCCTCAGAAACCACTTCTCCTTCACACTGGTGCTCAACGACAGGTTCCCGTTGAGACAAGATTAAGGCAGCCATTAGGGCTGGAGCCAAGATAATTAAAATTTTTAACCATCTAGTCAAGCACATGATTTCTCTCCACATAACTCCCATTTTTGTAGAGAAGCAAGTTCAGCGTTCCATGCTTGTGAGCGAATACTGCACAAGCTAGTGAGTTCATGACGTTTAGAGAACAGAGGAGGATGTAGTCACTGGATTTTGAATTTGCTAGCGAATCTTTAAACTTCCTAATCATATCATTAGTACTAAACCTGTTCATTCTCCCTTCAGTCATAAACACTAGTTCACCAAACTTCTCCGCAGCACTGAAGTTGTGGGAGCTTTTGTTTACCACATAAACCTTGGTATCCATCTTTCACAGATCCTTTCATACGAACTCCTTACGTAGACGAAGTTTCCAGACCCTTTAGTACTCCAGCTGGAGCTGTGGATTTTAGGATAGAGGAGTCCCTCCTGTCACCTGGGCCTTCGATAGGTTCGTCAGGTTCAGGTTGAGCGAGGGAGGGTTCACCTAGGTCTTTCAGACCCTCGATCACCTCTAGCACGGTAGGCTTGTTGTCAGGGGATTCTTTGACAGCGAAGCCCTCGCATTCGTGAGGGTCGATGAGGTCTAGGATATGGCCTTTTTTGGGTATAGCCTTTCGAGTATGTACAAGTTCGATTCCGCACTTTGAGCAATAGAATTTGCGCATCTTCTTAGTCCTCCACAAATATAGCAACCTTCAACTGCTTCCAAGGTTTCTCGTCAGGGTTTACCTCAGTGACGAGACATTGAGGAGTGTCAGTTTCGACTGCGGCTGAGATAGTTGCTGACAATTTAGCTGGTACATAGCCAACCATGAAAGTTTTGTCTTGATTAAGAGATTGGAACTCCAGCCTGACAGCATTAGGGTCGAATTTGTTAGTTGGTTCGAGAGTCATTGAGAGGTTGGTTCCTTCTTCTATTTCTTCGATGCACTTGTGGAGTTCGTGGAACTTTACTCCCGCTACGTAGAATTCGTAGTCAGCTTCTTTCATCTTATTTCTCCTCCTCTTTTACTTATATATTAGATAACAGAGTTCCCTTTCTCATCAATGAGATCCCACCTCTGCATAGCCTCCCTAAAATGAAGGATCCCAAAGATAGGTTTGCTACCCTCGCACGCCGATAGCATATTCTCAGACATCATCCCCATTACTTCACAATGACAGGCCATTGCTTTATAGTGGAGTTTCATTAGGTCTGTGTGAATCTTTAGAGCCTTCATTGAGTCCTTCCCGAAGTTTACATTAGACATTTTCGACTACCTCCACAAAAACAGGAAAGCGCGGAACTTTCTTTCCTGAAGTTAAGTGTTGGTATTTAACCCTAGCATATCTACCGATAAGCGACTCTCTATCTCTCCAAAGTTCATATCTTTGATCTCTGGTGAATCCAGTGCCGACTGAGAACTTGCTTCCATCGCCTGATTTACACCATAGAGATCCAAGAGTACCCTTGGGTCTTCCTTCGACAGATATTTCTTCCTCGAATCCAACGATCTCATAGACATCCTCCTTCTTAGGCTTAAATTTCATTATCCAAGTTGAGCGCTTACGCTCGTAAGGAGCATCTCGGTGACGGACTATGATTCCCTCGTAGCCCTTCTTGATGATGTAGTCATAAGTCCTCATTATGTCATCTAGTGAGCCACACAGCCAGAATGGAGATACTTGGATGATCGGCTTGAGG